CGTCATCCTGTATTTATGTGCGTAGAAAAAACGGAGTGCGTTGCGACGAGTTAAGAGCCTGGTGAAAATCCGGGTTTCTGATGACGTGAGCCCTGATCATCGGCCAAAGGTTCCTTCGCGACGAAATACCCTCTAGGGTATCAAATTGGCAATCGTCATTTTCGTCATAATTTTTACGAAAAGCCATTTGATTAGTTTCCATTTTTTCCTTTTCATCCTTGAAACGTTTAACAATGTTCTTTTGTTCTAACGGATTTAAAGGAACTTCAAAAATATATGCATGATATGTATTTAGTACTTCAACACCATCCTCGATGTCTCGAGGTTCCGGTGTGTTGGTCGAAAACTTGAAGTAGGTATATGTTCCCCGCTTCAGGTTGATCGTACCGCGTGTTTCTTCTTCGAGTTCACGGACCGCACATCGAAGTGGGTTGTAGATCTCTCGTCGGCGACACCCGCCTGTAACAAAAGTCCATTCCTTATATCTTCGGTCATGGACGACCAAAAAATAAGGAACTCCTTCAACGTACGTCATCGGTATCGCCACTGCTTTGTGCCTTTCTCTGGTCATCTACTAAGTCCGGTCCAAAAAAATCGTGGAGACGGCCCGCGCGTTTATCATAAGTTATAAGGAATATAAGGCCAAAAAGCAAAAGCCATACCCAAAGAGGCATTTTAATTTTGTATTAGAATTTAGTTTGCGTACAGCACTGCACCCACACCGTTCTGGATGCGGAGCACGTTATAGTTCACGGCGTAGAGGTATGGGTTGCTGACGGCCGAGTTGGTCAGGGCCTTCAGACCGTTGGTCAGGGTCACTGGCACGACCAGGCGGTACGTGTCAATGCGGGAGAAGTTCAGGGTGCCGGTGGGCTGGAGCTTGGAGGTGTCGAGGGCATAGCTGATAACAGCCACGTTGGCGGACTGGGCACCGTGCTGGTAGCCGAATGGAGTGGTATAGTACTGAGCAATGTCAGTGAATGCTGGCAGGTGGCGGAACTCGCCGATATCCGACCCGTTGATCTGAACCTTCAGCTGGTAATCCTTCACGTTGGTGCCGCTGCCGTCAGTGCCGTAAGCGGCGCCGTAGTTTGCAGATGGCCAGGCAATGTACTTCACTGGGTGAGCCAGTGCCAGCTCCTGCATTGAGGAACCACTGATCGGGATGCGCTGGACCTGGGTGATCAGCATGTCGTGTGCGTTCTCGGCGAAGAACTTGCGCTCGGTCTGATCCAGGTAGACGAAGTTGGCCCAGGCCAAAAACTGAAGGCCCGAGTTCAGGACGCCACTGGCAATAGAGGTGCCGCCGCTCTTGGCTGCCGAACCGAGGGCCGATGACCACGTGATACGCAGCTCCACGTCATGGTACTGCAGAGCCACAAGGGGAATGGAGCTCGAATAGTCCTTGCAGAAGAAGAACTTCAGGGGCAGGAAAGATGCCGACTGGCTGGTTGGGGTGTACCGACCAGAGGTGGCGTTATTCAGGTAACGCTGGGAAAAGGTCTGCGCACCAACCACTGGCTCGACATCAGTCATGAACTCGAAATCCTGGGTGTCAATAACCTGACCACCGATCATCAGTTCGATCTTGTCAATGACGGTTGACCAGTCCAGGTTGTTCACCTGAGCACCAGTCGTGTCACGTGCAGTAAAGTACATGTAGTTTACCAGGTCACCCTTCTTCTCGATGCGGATGGTGGAGATGCCGCCTGCGCTGGGGGTTCCCTGGATCACCTGACGCTCAACGGTATTAGCGTAGTGGGTATACTTGCGGTACACCGACCGGAAGAGAGAGACTTGAGGATTGCCTGTCAGCCAAGCATCCTGAGCACCTGTCGCAACGAGCTGAACTTGGCCACCGCTCATTTACTTTTGACTTATATTTTTTTCCATTGGTTCACACCACAGAAAGGGGTGGCTGTGAAATCTCATTTTTATCCAGCTGCCGAATTGCGATATCCAGGCTGCATGGATCTGCGAGCTGATTTAATCTTCCCTTCTTCTCGTTAAATTTATTGTATTCGGGCTGAGTATAATTCTGGAAGCGGCTGCCGTTCATGGCACCCACCGGTACGGGGACGCTCTCGGGGCGAACGTTGGTCATCGCACCAAGTGCACCGAGTGGGTCGAGACGGACGTTCATTCCACCTGCATTACCGGCGCGTTCGGGGTTGACACGGTTTTCGGTCGAACGGGGCAGAGACTTGTCGGTGTAAGCACTCGAGCCGCTTGCGTAGGGCTGGGCGACATTGTACTGTGCAGGGCCGAACTCGAGCGTGTCCGTCCGCTGGCCAGTTTCCTGACGAATAGTTGTACGTCTGGTCTTGATGTGATCCGGGTGACCCTCGAATGCGGTAAGAGCACCACCCTGGCCCTGACCACGGCTCTGCACAGGTGCGCGCCGCCAGGCCTTGGTGTCCTTTGCTTGGTGGGTCACCTCGCCCATCACAGTCAAGCCATTCTTCACAAAGGCATCTGAAGGACCCTTGCCACCTGGAAGGGTCGTGAGGCGCTCCTCGTTGATGTTATTAGGCAGGACACGGAAAAACTGCTGGAAACCACCAGTCGCTGGAACTGACGGGTCGACACCGAGGCCTGGACCCACGTTCATACGCTCGACTGGTGGGAGGTTATTCATCTTGTTAGTAATGTTCTGACGGTTGGCAAGGTCATAGACGGGCTGACCAAATGGAAAACGGTTAGCCTCCTTGGAGATGTCTCCAAAAGCCTTGACCTCCTGTTTGGGCTGAAGGCGCCAATCGCCAACACGGCGGCCAAAATCGACACCTGGATTTCTCATGTCAAAGAAATCCTTGGAGTGATCACGGGCATTTGCCATAAGGTCAATATCAAGACGGGTAATTGGGGGGAGGGGACGACGGGGTTCAGTGGTTGCCGATGTGTCATTCTTATCACTGAGTGTCTTACCGGCAAACACGAGACCAACTACTGCTGCAAGGGCCAGAGGGTCCATATTATTATATGTACTATATTTTTACTTTGTCAGATACCGTTGGGAAAAGCGAGTGTTCTGGTCATCAGCGTACGTGCTGACTGGATCAAAATCAACTACACGAAGTGGCAAAGTGACGTAGTTATTTGGGAAATCGTAGCTCCGCTCTGACCAGCCCTTCTTCCATGCAAGGGTGTCGTGGGACCGAAGGAGCGACTCGGTATCGGCCAGGTCCGCCATCACGACGGTGGCGGGGCCCATCCACACACCGGGCTGGAGCACATTGGTGCTCGAATTTAAATAGTTCGGCATCTTACTAGTACCTGCGAAAAAAGCTTAATGAGCATTGCCTGCACGCATCTGAGTTCTCTCGGGAAAATGGAACCGGCTGCTATCTATGTCGCAACTGGCCCCTCCCTGATCCTTACACATCGGGGCGAACTTCTTGCCGAAAGACGCCTCGGCGAAAGCCGTCTGATCATTTGGGATGGTTGTGCTGGGCATCGTGTAGAAATTGCGCTCTGCGTCGCGGACGCGCTCGAACGGGTGGATAGTAGACCACTCGGTGGCAACCTCACGGCGGACGCTGGGGTACCATGCGGCGCTGGGGCGATCGGGCTGGTCAGTGTAATCAGTCAAAAGAACATTTCCCATGGGATTATCGAATGTAGGCATGCTCACCTGGGTGCGCGTCAGACCCGCGAGCCGACCCTCGGCATACGTCGGTCTGACCTTGCCGTCTGGGATCATGTTAGACGTTAGCATATAGTACAGAATTGCGAGGACGAGGAGAGCAAGAGCAAACACACGTGGGTCTTTATTTATGAGGTATATGACGACACTTGCGTACAGTACGAAACGAGTAGTGGCTGCCGCACGGTCCTTGGCGGACTGTGAGGCGGTTGGCCAAAAGTCTAGTAGCTTGTCGCTCTGAAAAATGTCTTTTGGATCCATATTAGTAATTACAGAGACTTATTTTGGGCCATCAATTTGCTGATCATGTCATTCATGCTGGACATTAGGTTTTCCTGTGTAATCTCCCCCTTGTCCTGAATGTTCTTTGCGCACTCCTCGGCAGTGCTCTCAATCATACTCAGCATCTGGGGTGGCAGCATGCTCATAGTCATGGCGAGCATGTACAGGTTTCCGTAATAAGACCAGATGGCGCCACGCGTCTGCTCGCTCATGTCTGGGCTCTCCCAGATGTCACACAGACCAATCTCATCTGCAAACTTGTTCTTCTTGGAAAAAAATGCAGAGTTGCGTGCGTTCATGTGATTTACACGTGGGGACGTGTACTTCATGAACTGGTCAATAGTAGTACTGGTAAAACCCTTCTCCTTA